TAGTTATTCGTAGTAGTCGACTTTTAGATGAAATGCGAGTGTTTGTTTGGAAAAATGGTAAACCGCAATCGCAGACAGGATATAATGATGATACTGTTTTAGCTGCTTGTATTGGGGTTTGGGTTAGAGACACTGCATTGCAATTACGGCAAATGGGAATTGATTTAAATAAATCGATGTTAAATTCATTTACTAAAGTAGGCGGCATATACGATACTAAACCTGGATTTCAAACCGATCCTTGGAGATGGAAACCGGATGGTAAAGGTGGTGAAGAAAGTTTAGAATGGTTAATAAGATAAAGGTATATTTATAATAAAATTAATACATGGCCGATTATACTTTATTTCAAAGACTTAAAAGATTATTTTCCACTGATGTAATAATCAGAAATGTAGGAGGTAATCAATTAAAAGTAGTTGATACCAACCGAATACAATCATCTGGTAATTTAGCTACCAATAATTTAATAGATAGATATACCAAATTATTTAATTCTAGAGTTCCGGTATCCGGATATGCTCCGGGAGAAGCTACCATGATTTACCGTAAAGAAATGTTTACGGATTATGAAGCCATGGAAACGGATAGTATTATTGCATCTTATTTAGATATTGTAGCCGATGAATGCACAACTAAAGATGAATTTGGAGATACATTAACTATTAGGAGTGGCAATCCTAAAATACAAAAAATATTACAAAATTTATTTTATGATATTTTAAACGTAGAATTTAATTTATGGCCATGGGCCCGTAATTTAGTTAAATACGGGGATTTTTATTTACGTTTAAAATTGGTAGAAAAATATGGAGTGATAGGTGTTGAACCTGTATCTTCATTTCAAATGATTCGTGAAGAAGGTATAGATCCGGACAATAAAGATTATGTTAGGTTTAAGTGGGATCCGTCTTCTATGGGTAGTAGACAGTTTGTAAGTCATACCAACCAGCAAGAAGTATTTGAAAATTATGAGGTAGCACATTTTAGAATGTTATCTGATACTAACTTTTTGCCATATGGTAAATCTATATTAGAGCCTGCTAGAAAAGTTTGGAAACAATTAACTTTGATGGAAGACGCCATGTTGATCCATCGCATAATGAGAGCACCGGAAAAGCGAGTATTTAAAATTGATGTAGGCAATATTCCTCCCCATGAAGTTGATACCTATATGCAAAAAATTATCAATAATACTAAAAAGGTTCCATACCAAGATCCTCAGACGGGAGATTATAACCTCAAGTTTAATATGCAAAATATGATTGAGGATTTTTATATTCCGGTTCGAGGCGCGGAGAGCGGTACTGCTATTGATACTACCAAAGGATTAGACTATGACGGTATCACTGATGTGGAATATTTAAAGAACAGAATGTTAGCGGCTTTACGAGTGCCTAAAGCATTTTTAAACTATGAGGAAGGATTATCAGGTAAAGCTACTTTAGCAGCAGAGGATATTAGATTCTCAAGAACTATTGAGCGCATACAAAGAATTATTATTTCAGAATTATATAAAATTGCTATTGTTCACTTGTATATTCAAGGATTTGAGGATGCAGATTTAATAGAGTTTGAGATTTCAATGACTGCTCCTTCTACCATTTATGAAAAGGAAAAAATTGAATTATGGCAATCCAAAGTAAATTTAGCTAAAGATATGATGGATGCCGGTCTTGCATCGCAGGATTGGATATATAAAAATCTCTTTAATTTACCTGAGGAAGAATATGGAGATCAAAGAGCTAAAGTACTTGATGATGCTAAATATATATTTAGGCGTGAGCAAATTAAGTCAGAAGGTAATGATCCAGTTAAAACCGGAAAATCATTTGGTACTGCTCACGACATTGCATCATTATACAAAGGAGACGGTGGAGTTCCTGATGGCTATGATGAAAATATACCTAAAAAGGATGTTGCTAATGCAATTAAACCTAAATTAGGAAGGCCTTCTAAAAACACTACTTATGGAACTCACGAACATCCATTAGGTTATGACCCTTTAGGAGCCAAAGAGGCTAGTAAAGCAGCAAAAATATCCGATAGCATTCAAAAAATCACTAACGGAATAAAAAGAAAATCTGTAGAAATTTTAAAAGAAACTTATTCTTCCGAAAATACTGCTAAAAATAAGAAAATCACTCTATTGGATGAAACCAATATCATAGATTCAGAAGATATTATTTAATTATTTGATATATTTATAAAAGATACGTATCGATTGTGATTCATATATATGAAAAAACATAAGCACAATAAACTAAAAAATACTGGTATTCTATTCGAGTTGTTATCTACTCAGATAACTTCGGATATGATCAATAATAAACCTTCTCCAGCAATAGATATTCTAAAAAAATTCTTTAAAAAGGATAGCATTCTTAACAAAGAATTGAGTATGTATCAAACTCTAATGAAGGAAAAATACAGTAATGAAGAAAGGGCTAACCGTTTACTAGATGAGGTTTTAAAACTTAATTTGAGCATCAATAAAACAGCACTTCGTCGGGAAAAATATAATTTAATTAAAGAGATAAAAGAAAGTTATATTTTAGAAAACTTTTTCAGGAATAAAATCAATAACTATAAAATCTATGCTTCTATATACAAGTTATTAGAAAATGCTGATTTTAATTTTAGTCCTTCAGAAATAGTAACTTCTAGATTTACTTTAGTAGAATTTATCACTTCCAAACCATCAGATGGTAAGACGGTACGTTCACAAATTATAGAAGAATATTCTAAACATGATACTGATGTTAGGAAACTGGCATATAAAATCATGATAGATAAATTTAATGATAAGTATCAAGATTTAGGTGTAAGAGAAAAAAACCTTTTACGTGAATACATTAACAATATCACGGATTCACCTAAAATGAAAGAATATTTAAATAGCGAATTGTCTAAAGTTAAAACTTCATTAAATAAAAAGGTAAATAAAATTGCCGATTCTACAGTAAAGATTAAAATGAATGAAGTATTTAATATTATTGATTCTACCATATCCAAGAAAAAATTTGATGAATCAACTCTTTTAACTGTTCTTCACATCTATAAATTGGATGATGAAATTAAATCTATAACCAAATGACAATAAAAGAATTAAAAAAGTTAGTTAAAGAGTTGTTAGATGAGACCTCCACAACCGGAGGAGTTCCTGGATATTTAACCCCTAAAGCATTTTCTAAATCAGGCCAATCATCTAATGCAGCAATTGATACTGCTAAAGATCAAGGATACATGAAAGCTCCTGATACTAATAGATGGTTTAAAAAACTTTATGAAGCTGTTCAATTATCTGAGATTACTTATAAAGAATATAAGAAAGCTCCGGGAATGTCCTCTAAGCATAAATTAAATAATGCTATTAAGGAATGTAATCGTGCTTTATTTGAGATAGAAAGATATCTTAAACAAAATAAAAAGCTTCGTGAAGAAGAAGGTTTAGGATTAAATGAATATTGGAAATCTACTGCAGTTAAACTTGTTAGGATGAATGAACGTCTTAAAAGTTTGCAAAGAGAAATTAAGAATTTTGGATTAAAAGAAATTCTATCTAAAATTCAAGAAGAAAAAGCAGAAAAAGATTATGATAAAGACGGAAAAATAGAATCTCCGGAAAAGGAATATAAAGATTCTAAAGATAAAGCTATTAAACAAGCTAAGAATAAATAATCATGAAACAAATCATCGTAGATTATATTCCTTTTAAAGTAACTCCACAACAAATTACTGAGTCGCTAAAAGAAAATGGTGGAAGACTTATTGTTAAAGGAGTATTACAAAGGGCAGAAGCTAAAAATCAAAATGGCAGGATTTATCCCAAACCTATTTTGGAAAGGGAAATTAAAAAATATTCTGCTACTAATATTGCACAACGTAGAGCACTCGGTGAATTAGATCATCCAGATAGCTCGGTAGTTAATTTAAGCAATGTATCACATAACATTATGGAAGTGCATTGGAAAGGAGATGATGTAGTAGGTACTGTAGAAATATTGAATACTCCTGCAGGTAAAATCTTAAAAGAACTTTTTGAGGCCGGAATTACTTTGGGTATTTCATCTAGAGGGTTGGGGACTACTCAGACTATAGGTGAGAACACCGTAGAAGTGCAAGATGATTTCGAATTAATTGCATGGGACTTTGTATCTAACCCTAGTACACAAGGTGCTTTCATGAATCCTGTGAATGAATCACTATCTTTAATGGATATGATGAATGGAAATAAATACGATAGAGTAAATAAAATCATAACCGATATTATTATATCACAAAATATTAAATTCTAATGAAACTAAAAGATCTTTTATTTGAAGGTAAAAAGCCTAAAACTCTCGGAAGTAATAAAAAAATGATGGAGGTAATAGAAAATCTCCGTTCTAATCCGGGAAGTGCGGTTCTTGAAAAAATACAAAGTACTTTAGCTGAAGCAGGAGTTCAATTAGATATCGATCCGATATACGAAAAGATTAAAGCTAAATATAAGAAATTAGACATGGAAGTGGCTAATATGCTTGAGCAAGCTATTCAAGAAGCTGATTCTGCAATGATGCAAGAAAAAAGTAAGCAATTAGAATTAATTAAGAAGCACGCTACCGATATTCAAGATTCTTTGAAAATAGAAACCAAAAAACCTAAAAAGAAAAAATAATGCCATACGGGTACAGAAAGTCTGGAGATAAAATTACTGTATTTAAAAAGGATACCGGTAAAGTAGTAGGACATACCACTCCTGCTAAATTAAAAGGCTATTTAGCTGCTTTACATATGCATTCTAAAGATATGAATGAAGCAGACGTTATGGATCCTAAAGAAAAGGCCGCTACGCTTGCTGCTATACAAAAAGACATTGAAGCGAAAAAATTGGCATTAAAAAATGCAGAAGATAAGTTGAAAAATTTAAAAGAGTTTAAATTAGCTAGTTATATTAAATCTATTTTAGAAGCCGAAGGAGACGAAGAAGCCCCTGCAGAAGAGCCAGCGGCTGATGCTGAAGGAGGTGAGGGAGATTCTAAAGAAACTAAACCAGCCCCTAAACAAGATTCTTTACAAATACAGTTTAATATGGCTAATGTTAAGAAATATAACAATTATCCTGTGATAGATAATACCGGAACTGTTACTGGTGTTTCTAAAGAAGGAGTAACAGTTTTAGTCGGAGATTCTTCTATTTTTGTAAATTTTCAAGATATTCTTTAAGAATATTCTATTTTTCTATTATTTACCATATTTATTATTAAATACGTTATCGTATCAATTGATACTATCTTTTATATAACGTAACTTTCTAACTAATCCCATTATAGTTTTCAATAACTATATTTCCAAAAACTTATTAAAAAAATTATGGACAAACTCTTAAAAGAGGCTATTGCCGATGCCAAAGCTGTACGTGAAACTGCTTTAGCAAATGCTAAATTAGCATTAGAGGAGGCATTTGCACCTAAGTTGCAATCAATGCTTTCTGCAAAATTAAACGAAGAAGATGATGAAATGGAAGATGAAGACGAAATGACCGACGAAGGTACTGGAATGGGTACTGATTATCTCGGTGAAAAAGGCGAAGAAGAAATGCCCGAAGAAGAACCTACCGAAGAAGCTGCTGAAATGGATGATGAAGAGTCTACCGAAGAAGCACTTGACCTCGAAGCTATTATCCGTGAATTAGAAATGGAAGCTAAAGGTGACGAAGGTGAAGAAGAAATGACTCCTGAAGCTGCTGAAGAGCCTAAAGAAGAAACTGATGAAGAAATTAATCTCGACGAATTGTTAGCTGCACTTTCTGAAGCTGGTGACGAAGACGAAGATGACATGAAAACTGAAGCTAAAGATGAGGAAGAAGAAAAAGTTGAAGAACTTATGACTCAATTGGCTGAATACCGTGAGACTGTGGTATTCTTGAAGAACAAGATCAATGAAATTAACCTTTTAAATGCGAAGTTACTTTACACTAATAAATTGTTCAGAAGCTTCCCATTAACTGAATCACAAAAGGTTAAAATTCTTGAATCTTTAGATAGAACCAAGTCTGTACGTGAAGTTAAATTGGTTTACTCTACTTTAACTGAGTCGTTAAATGAAGTATCTGCTAAGACTAAAACTAAAATCTCTGAATCTTTAGGATTTGCTTCTAAGAAGAGTGGTGCTACTAAAAAGCCTATTTTAGAAGAAGGAAGTTCGTTAGCTTCTAGATTCCAAACCTTAGCTAACATTAACCTTAAAAAATAATCTTTTAAAAACAACTAAAAAAAATTATGAATACAAATTCAATTAATGCATTACTCAATGAAAATACTGAGTACATGGTAATGCAAAATCAAACTAAGCCGCTTATTAATAAGTGGAAAAAGACAGGCCTTTTAGAAGGTCTTGAAAACCAGTTCGAAGTAGCTGGTATGGCCGTAATGTTAGAAAACCAAGCTAAGCGTCTTATTGCGGAAGCTAGTACTACTGGTACTTCTACCAATTCTGAAGCTTGGTCTGGCGTAGCTCTTCCGTTAGTACGTCGTATCTTCGGTGAAATTGCTGCTAAAGATTTCGTTAGCGTTCAACCGATGAACCTTCCTTCCGGACTTGTGTTCTTCCTTGATTTCAAGTATTCTTCTACTAATGCTCAGCCTGGCTTTACTGCTAATTCTTCGTTATTTGGCGGTACCGGTACTAGCTTCGGTCGCACCGATTCTGCTACCAACGGTCTTTATGGTGCAGGTCGTTTCGGATTTACTTCTAACGAAACTGCTTCTATTGTATCAGTAACTTCCGCATCTATAAGTGAGCGTGACATCAATTACGATTCTACTTTTACTGCATTGACCGGCTCTTACAAAAAGCTTGAAATTAATACTAGTGCAGTATTAGGAGCTGATACTGATGCTGTTAGAGCATTTGTCCCGAATTCTACAGGAACCAACCAAATCGCAGGATATTTACCCCAATTTACTGCAGTTTCAGGTAGTAAGATTGTATTTATCGTAAGCGGATCTGCATTAGGAGTCGCAGCAGGTACCCTCGGACTTAGTTATTTAGTAGCTCCTGTACAGGATTCACGTGGTGATTTTGAGGATCTTAAGCAGTCTTGGACGTCAGGTGGCGGTGGTACTGGTAACATTAATACTATGATTCCTCAGGTAGATCTTCAAATGAAGAGCGAAGCTATTGTCGCTAAAACCAAAAAGTTGAAAGCACAATGGACTCCTGAAATGGCGCAAGATTTGAATGCTTACCATTCAATCGATGCTGAAGCTGAATTAACCTCTATTCTTTCTGAGTATATTTCTATGGAAATTGACCTCGAAATTTTAGATATGTTAATCGGTAATGCTTTAACAGTTGATAAGTGGTCTGTAATCAATAACCGTTATTGGACCGGAACACAATGGACTGGTTCGGGTGGTACTACCGGCCTCGGGTTCTATAACCAGCAGGGTACTTGGTTTGCTACTTTAGGAACCAAACTCCGTAAAGTAAGCAATACCATCCATCAGTTAACTATGCGTGGTGGTGCTAACTTTGCAGTAGTATCTCCCCAGGTCGCTACTATCCTTGATTCTATTCCTGGATATGGCGCTACCGATCGTGGTGAGAAGATGAAGTTCGCTATGGGTGTTCAGAAAGTTGGTAATCTCGCTAACCAGTATGATGTATATGTAAACCCATATATGACTGAAAACCTTATCCTCTTAGGATTCCGCGGATCACAGTTCCTCGAGACTGGTGCTGTGTATGCTCCGTATATTCCGTTGATGATGACTCCGCTTGTATACGATCCCGCAACGTATACACCAAACCGTGGAGTTATGACCCGTTACGCAAAGAAAATGTTGCGTCCGGAATTCTACGGATTGATCCAAGTAGAAGGTTTAGAGACTCTCTAATTCTATTTAGATTAGTAATAGTGAGAAGGGTGCCAAACGGCACCTTTCTTACTTTTTAAAATATTTATAGAAGATGATAATGATAGACAAATGTAATGGTCGTGGATGTCCGTTAAAAGATGTCTGTTTTAGGTACACATCTCCTAAAGTAAGTCCGGTACAAACTATTATATCTCCCCCATTTTTTTATACTGATGAAGGATTTGATTGTGAACAATATTGGGGTGAATATGCAGAAGTTATTGTATTTAATATAGAATGGTTTTTTAGAAAAAATGAAGATAATTATTTAAAAAACCTTTCATAATGAGATTCAATAAAAAGACAATAATCGGAATAGTACTTTGTTTAATTTCTTGGGTTACTGCTTATTCCGATTCTTTCAGTTTATTTTAATAGGTTTTGACATCATTACTTAGGTAATAGATATTTATTAAAAAAAGTTCTATGGACAGTACAATTAATTCAAAGTTTCAAGATAAAAGGAAACCGAAGAATCCTATTAAGTTTAATATAGTATTAAACGAGGAGCAGAAAGAAGCCAAGAAGCAAATCTTGGATAGTACCATAACTGTGTTGAAAGGTATGGCGGGTAGTGGTAAATCAATGGTAGCTGCACAAGTTGCTTTGGATTTATTGTTTAAAAAGGAAATAGAAAAAATCGTTATTACCAGACCCACGGTAACATCTGGAGAAGATGTAGGATTTTTGCCCGGAGGTATTGATGATAAACTAGCACCATTTACTGCCCCTGTATATGATAACATGTATCGTATTTACAATAAAGAAAAAATAGATAAATGTTTACAAGAAGGTCTTATTGAAGTAATTCCATTGGCATTTATGAGGGGTAGAAATTTATCTAATTGTTGCGTTGTTGTGGATGAAGCACAAAATATTACACATAGACAAATGGAATTGCTTTTGGGTAGATTGTGCAATGGAAGTAAAATGATTATTTGTGGTGACAACGCTCAAATTGATTTGAAAGATAAGAAGTTTTCCGGATTTGATTTTATTTGTAAACATTTAAAGGATGTGCCCGGATTTGGAGTATATACTTTAAAAACAAATCATAGACATCCTATTGTTGAAAATATAGTTAATATCTACCAAGAATATAGGGACTAACCAAAAGTAAGAGCTTGTACGGACCTAGAATGCCTGATATTATTTCTTACCAATATTTATATAAAAGATCCTTAATTGAGCTCAATGGAAGAACTAAATCTTTGTACTGAATGTGCAATTGCTTTGTTAGAAGATATTAAACAAGGCAAATATGTGTTAGAAGAAGCAGAGTACCAAGGTCGAAAAGTACCTTTGGGTAAGCCCATGCGTGGTGATACCAAAAAGTTTAAAGTGTATGTAAAGAATCCCAAAGGTAATGTAGTTAAAGTTAACTTTGGAGACCCTAATATGCGTATTAAAAAGTCAAATCCAGCACGTAGACGTTCTTTTAGAGCAAGACATAGATGTCATTCACCAGGTCCTAGATGGAAAGCTAGATATTGGTCATGTAGGAAATGGTAAATCCTGAATTACATACTATCTTAGATGAGCCTTTGTTAGAAGACCTTAGAAAATGGCTTCGTCAAAGGTGGGTCGACATTTCTCGCAAAAAGAAAGGAGGAGGACACCCTCCATGTGGAGCATCTGCCGGAAGTAAATCTAGAAAAGGCGGTAAACGAGCATATCCTAAATGTGTACCTGCATCAAAAGCTGCATCAATGAGTAAGAAAGACAAATCATCAGCTGTTAGAAGAAAACGATCAAAATATAAAGGGTCCGGTACTCCTTCTAAAAAAGCTATACACGTTAAAACCAAAACCAACGAAGGTACAAAAGATGCTTGTTATCAAAAAGTAAAATCTAGATATAAAGTATGGCCTTCAGCCTATGGCTCATTAGCTTTAAGTAAATGTAGAAAAGTAGGAGCAGCAAATTGGGGCAATAAAACAAAAGAAACTATAGATGAATTAGAAATGGACAACATTAGTAAATTAAAAGAAATTATAAAAGAACTTATTCGTAAAGAAATGAATATGTATTCAGAACCAGTAGAATTTGATACTGATTATGATGATACGGATGATTTATCTGATGAACCAGAATGGGATTATGATGACTATTTTGATACTGATATTGAAGATTCCGATGATTGGAGCGATGATGATGACTGGGATGAGGATGAAGATTGTGGGTGTGATGACGGGGATGATGAAGATGACCACGAGGGTTCTATGGCTAAATCGGATTTGGCGTCAATTTCATCATTATCGGCTGAAATCAATGACATGATAGACAATGATGCTGAATTGGAAGGTTGGATACAAGCTAAAATAACTAAAGCAGCAGACTACATAGAAGCAGTTCATAAATATATGAAATACGACTACTAAAAATTGTCCGGTAGTATTTTGGTTTTAGATATTTATATAAAAATACTGCATTGTGGCAATAACTAGTTTAGCTGGTAGGTATCTACAAGATTCTTTTAAATTTGTTACTCAGAACTCTCAGTCTGCAGTAAGTCCGGATAAATGGATTTTTGCAGATGGAGAAGGAGTTCCCATTACCTGGATTGATGCCACGGCTTCATGGGCTGCATCTGCTAGTGTTGCTGTAGGTTTAGTAGACAACATTTGGGTTAGAAGCTCGGGAATCAATTCAGCTGTATTAAACGATTCAAGTTCTAGAATTAGTATTGCCTATGGCAGTTCTTCAATAGCATACGGGCATCGAACTACTGCTAGCGGTGATTTTTCACAAGCTCAAGGGTCTGCATCTATTGCTTACGGTACTGCTTCTTTTGCAGCTGGATTGCATGTAATAGCATCCGGATCTTTTCAAACCGTTTTTGGTAAATATAATTTACATAATAATACCGCTGATTTATTTGTAATAGGAAGTGGTAGTAGTAATACATCTAGAGCAGACACTTTCGGAGTATCTCCTACTAGAATGTTCGCTTCTAATTCAGTATTTTTCCCTGGATTATCTAGCAGTTTAAAAGAGCATTTGGTAGTATTTGATATTGCATCCGGTCAATTATTTTATTGGACAGCATCTGATTTTGGAGGTGGGAGCGTCACGCTTCCCGGAGGACCCAATACTTCAATTCAATTTAATTCTGCAAGTACATTTAGTGGTAGTAATAATCTAACATACAATTTTAATACCAGTACAATATATTTAACTGGGTCACAAACAATTCAGTTATCTGGATCGAGCGCTGCTTTACAGATTAAAAATATTTGTGATGGTACGGTGTCGACGTTATCTAATTTACCTTTCGTTGATACGATGTTGTACGGGTCTGCATATAGACTAAGATCTTTATGGATCCCCTCCGGTTCATATGGCCAGTTGTGGAATTTAGCTTCTATAGGACCTGCCTATGTATTCGATGTTACTAGTAGTAAAGGTGATTTGCAGTTCAGAACAGCTTTAGGAAAGCCAGGTCTTGGAATTGGCGCCACTAGTGGCAGGGCGTATTTAGGACCTACTGCTATATATGCCGCTAATTTAGATAAATTATTAGTAGTTCAAAGTAATTTTTATGGTGACAGGATTAATTCAACTAGGGTATTTGCATATTCAGCAAGTGTATTAGCTTCACAGACCTTAGGATCTACTTCTTCTTATAGTGATGCGATAACTAGTACTTTATATTCCTATACATCTTCTTTAATAGGTGCCGATGGTTCCGGTTCTAGCGGCAATAGTACGCTTGGTATTGGTGGTCCGGGAACCGCACCGGATGGTCAGGGATACAATTTAATGGAATATACCCCGAGCGGATCAAGTCCTACGACTCATTTCTATTCCGTAGGGGGTTATATGTCATCAGGAACGGGAAATGCAAACAATGGATTATTATGGCCCGGAACACAATTAAGTGCTTCTATAGCAGCCGGCGATTCCAGGGCAATCCAGGGCACGTATGTTCCTGTAGGATTTTATATGTCTACATTTGAACAGACAAATCCTACTACGATGTCAGTAGATTTTTCTTCTGATTTAATAGGTGCTCCATTTAATATAGCACCGGAAAGGCTTATAGGAACTAACTATTATGGTGCAAGGGTATATTCAATATTATATAATCCAATCACCGAAAGAATATATTGTATAGTCACTCTACCCGGAGCGGAATTAATAGGAGGTGGCGCGCCTGCATATACTACGCTAATATGTGAATTAGATAATACTACATCACCGCCGACATTAACTAATGTAACGGATAGTGATACCGGTACTATAGCAATATCCGGATTTTTTACCTTTAAAGGTATGCAAATCAATATTACAAATCAGGATTTGCTTTTTGTTAACGATGTAGGTGGGTCTCCATACCAAACAAAATTTACATTTTACGATGCTACAGCTACCGATATTGATTTTTATCCTCTAAATAAAAAAGCAGAATATACCGTTCCTTTTTATAGCCGCCATGGTTCAGTATTAGCAGTATCCAATAGTTTCTATATGGTTGGTAGTACTGCTAATTTAGGCGCTAACCAAACCAACAATTTAGTTTTATTAAAAATTGAATCCGGATCTTCAGGGTACACATTTACTTCTAATTCGTATTCCGACACTTATAATATAGGCGCTAGTGTTAATTTTATTGGTACCAGTCAGCCTACTTTTGCCTCTGCTAGCGTAAATAAAATATTTACATATAATACATCCGATGTAGGACCGGTATCTGATCCGTTTAACCAAACAAATCCAGAAACTCCTGCAGCTCCTGCTAGAAATCGTTATACCTACGCTTTAAACACTAGTAGTTTGGCATTATCCGCTACATTTTCACCGTATGACATAGAAGTCGGTAGAATAGGTAATTTTGTAGAATTCATAGGATGCGATGGAGATATATTATCTTATGTAAATGCCGAGGGTGAGTTTGTAGGGACGGCTTCATATGCAATACAGGTTGTTGCTGGGGGATCTATAGCATCTCCCGGTAATAATACTGAAATTATATATAACGATAATGGAAATTTAGAAGGCGCTTCTACATTTACATTTAATAATTCTACCAACCAAGTAAATTTAACTGGGGCTATATCCGCATCGTCGGGAGCGGGAACGGTGGGATTTTATGGCACTTCTTCTTGGGCAATATCTTCTTCCGTATCTTTAATATCATTAAACGTTACTGGGTCCGATGAATATATTCCTAGATTTAGCGGTTCTAACCATCTAGAAAATTCTAGTTTAATAAATAGAAGACGACTTAGGTCTATTATGTTGGATGCCAATAATACTCCTGCTACGGGGTCTATTTTATTGGGATCTGCCAGCTATCACGTATCCACATCATTTGCAGTATCTTTAGGTACTAATTCCACGGTAGCGTTTGCTACTCATAGTTTAACTGCAAATTTAGGTACTGTGGTTGAATCCGACCATAGCGTTGCATTAAACAAATATAGCAGTACTGCCAAAACTCTAGTATTTAGGGGATATTCTACTACGAATGCACAATCCGGAGCTCAGAGATATGAAGGAGCATTAATAGCTCCGGATGCGTCTAATTTTATTAATCAAAAAGATTTTTCTTCTTTAGATAGATGTATTGTTTACGATTCAAATAATAATAAACTATTTATAGTAACGGGTAGCGGTATACAGGTTAAATCTTTTTTACAGGCAAACACTAGCGGACCATTCAGTAGTGTGTATTACGGTTATGGGATAGGATTTGTGTCCGCGTCTACATATACCGATGGTACTGCCATTACCCAAGATACTTCTGGCAATAACAAATATATTGCATATTTAATTACCAAAGACACTTCTACGGATGCTAATATAGCAACGGGTATAGCGACGAATGCGTATGGAATTGCTAATAATTCAAACGGATTAGCGTCGACTGCAATCGAATATGTAAATACAGTCCATGGAATTGGTAGTTATGTTAGAGGTAGCGGATCATTTTCATCTGGATATAAAGTAGGTACTAGTGCTCCTTATAGTCATAACTTAGGGGTTTATAATGCCGTAGGTAGGGTTTATACCTGTCAGCAACTTTCTAGGTCATCTATTTCCCTAGGAGGAGATACCTATAACATTAATACGTTTGATACGATTGAAAATAATGATATTTTAAATTATTTAACCACTTTTATTCATACTGGCATAAATAAAGTATCCGAGGATTATCCGGTATTAGTTGTAATTCCTTCATTGGATTATTGTGGTATAGTAGGGTTACAATACGACGGTTCTACAGTAGTAACTAGATATGATATTTTACCTGAAACCGTTTCCCCGGGAGGTAATAATGATGTATTTATAATAGTACCGTTTAGTGATGCGTATGACACCAGACCTATTAAAGTAGGTGCATATGGGTCTACTGCAATAGGAGTTAAAAATATTACTGGTGGTAGCGGATCATTCGTAGGAGGTGAAAACTCTAAAGCCGTAGGTAATTCTTCATTTGCATTCGGATCTTCGGTTAGAGCATCTGGCAGCGAAGCCGTTGCATTTGGTTCTAATTTTACGAATCAAGTATCTAAATCTTTTGCCGTTGGATATGACACCCAAGTAAATTTATTTGTAACCAATTCTTTTGTAGGAATTAATACTTCTTCAAGACCATTTACAAATTTTACAGGTGCTAGAATTTTCGATGATTTATGGGTAGACGGTAATAGTTATTTAGGAACCTCATTAAGTGACATTACTAGAATAACCGGATCTTTAATAGTTTCCAATAGTTTAAATGTAATTGGCACCGGCCGTGTAACCGGATCTTTAATAGTTTCTAATAGTTTAACAACGATAGGGACTAATATTACTAGTGGTAGTTTAATAGCAACTGGATCTTTCACTTTAATAGGAAATCAAACTATAACCGGATCTATCATATTTGCTTCTGCATCTACTAGATATTTTATATCCGGAGCTGATTATATATCATTTAATCCTATTGATCAAAATATAACGACTACGGGTCAAGTAGGATGGGATGTCGCCAATGGTACACTTGATTTAGGCTTATCTGGCAGCGCGGGTAACATACCAGTATTAAATATTGGCCAACAACAACTTGCTAGAGTTTATAATGCTGAAGCTTCTAATTTAACTAGAGGGCAGGTTGTGTATATTTCCGGTTCACAAGGAAATCGAATAGCCGTTAAATTAGCATCTGCAACATATGAGGCGGGATCTGCTAATACTTTAGGATTAGTTTATGATAGAATAGGTGCCGGTGAAGAAGGTTATATTATAACTGAGGGTCCTATATATAAATTAAATACTAATACTTTAACTGCCGGTGCTACTTTATATTTAAGTACCACTGCCGGTGCATATACACAAACGGCTCCAGCCGCTCCAAATCACAGAGTAATACTTGGTTTTGTTGAGAGAGTTGATGCAACTGTTGGATCGATATACGTTAAAGTAGATAATGGGTATGAAATAGATGAATTACATAATGTATTAATTACACAGCCTACTAGTAGTGGGGATTTATTTATTCTCAGTGGCTCTGTTTGGACTAATTCAAGACAATTAACCGGATCATATTGGTTGACAGGTAGCTTGACTGCAATAAGCGGTGGGTTTACTGGTAGTCTATTCGGCACTTCAAGTTGGGCAACTACTTCGAGCCGAGCACTCACCGCAGTATCTGCTAGTTTCATAGCAGTATCCAAGTCAAATACAGACGGGCCTTTTTATATACATTTCGGTACTCAAGATGCTGGGTTCGACCTTGTACGGGTAGACAATGATTTTTCTTATAATGCGTTCACAAACCAATTAACCGTAACCGGAATAACTGCTAGTTTATTTGGTACGGCTACCACTGCATCATTTGTTACTTCATCTAATGTATATGGGCCGTACGGTAGCAATTCAATATTATCTGCTAGTTATGCTTCAGCATCACAATTTGCTGTTACGGCGTCGTACTCTTTAAACGCATCATCTACGAGCCCTAGCGGATCTGATAAACAAATTCAATTTAATGACAATGGTAATTTTGGAGCATCTCCCAAATTTACATATGATAAAACTAATGAAACTTTAGATGTTGCTGTAAATAAAGATTTTACACTTCAAAATGGAATAGAAAGTACTGGTAAATACGGTATACGATTAATCAATAGTCAGAGTTTAGTTTCTTCGAAACAATTTAATGTAGCTATGCATCCTCATAGTTGTTTAGCTACTAACAGCACTACTACCGATATATGCAAATTCGATGCTGATATTAATATTATAGGTAATGCCAGTACTAACTTAAGGATAGATTCATTTAAATGTGATTATTCATTAACTTTAATAAACGGTGGTAATTTTGAAGCTAGTAGAGTCGGCACTTTATATAGTGCTTGGGATTTAGACGGCAACACGTATAATCCTATATTAAGTGACACGTCTACCAATGGCGATCAGACTCTTGGCGTATTATCATTGGCAGCATTTACAATTTCAATTGGCCTCAATGGTGAAGTAGTTTTATCTTTGGATTTATCTTCCGTAGGATATGACGTAGCATTTAATGGTATATTTACGGTGTTTACAAAAAATTAATTTAATATGTCCGTACTTCTAACTTTAAAAAATGGTTTTGGTATTGATTTAATCGGGTCGACCATAAATTTAAGCGGATCGGTTACAGTCAATGGTTCTATAGCTTTTCCAGCTGGTACTCAAATTGATTCAGCATCATATTCTTTAACTGCATCATATGCAGAAAATGCAGGCGGCGTTTCTATTAATACTGGATCATTTGTAACTACTAGCTCTTTTAATTCATTTACTAGTTCATATACCACAGGGTCATTTACCGGATCTTTTAGGGGAGTTTTAATCGGTACATCTAGCTGGTCTACTAACGCTTTAACGGCTTCTTTTCTACCTGTAGGTACATACAATATAACTTCATCTTGGGCTCAATCCTCATCACAAGCCTTAACTTCATCATTAACAACAAATGCTAATAACATTTTTGTTAAAGTTACCGGGTCATCCGGAACACATTATATCCATTTTGGAGCCTCAACAATAGGATATGACGCAGTTTTAATTGATAATGGTATAACATATGAACCTGATAAAAATCAATTAAGTACAGGGACAGTAGTTGCTACCAGTTTTATTGGTACTGCTTCACAAGCTCAAACTTCTTCTTTTTTAAATCCGGGTACCTATCAAATTACTTCATCTTGGGCACAATCATCATCCCAAGCGGTAACTTCATCGTATACTCCAAATGCTTTAGTGACAGCTTCTGTTTCTTCAAATACTTTAACTTTCACCAAAGGAAATGGTACTACATTTAATTTAACAGTTAATACCGGATCCGGGGGTGGTAGTACATCACCAGGAGGTATTGATACAAATATACAAATTAACTCTGGAGGTTCATTTGCTGGGTACAGCACTTTTATTTATGATTACAATAATAATAGAGTTAATTATAATAATAGTATTGATCCATATGGCACTCCATTAACAAATAATAATAATAACAGTGTTGAATTTTTTAACAGCATCAACAATATACAGGTTGATGCTACTTCTTATCAATTTACTACAGCACAATTTCCATATTGTAAATATATAACAGCTCAGGCTACAGATAAAATTATTTCACTTGACACAAACGCGGGTACAGGCATTGGACCTGGACTAAGGATGCAATCTTTTAAATGTGACTATACACTATCATCTTTAAATGCTTTAGATGTATTAGTTGCTACATCTA